AAAGTACATTTGCTTGTTTTATTTTTATGAGTGCATTTGACTAGTTTTAGCTAATTTTGTTTGATTATTCGGAAGTGCATTTTTAGGAGGTGTTACTGGGGCGGCATCAGTAACAATAATAATAAGAGCAATAGATAGTTTTAGTGGAACTTTTAGTAAAGCAACTTTAGGCACAAGCAAATTAGCAGCTTTATTTAAAATAGGAGCGGTTGCAGCTGTTGGTTTTGGAGCCGCTTTAATAGGTATAGGAGTAGCCGGAGTTAAAACAGCAGCTAGTTTTGAAACTGCGTTTGCAGGGGTTCGAAAAACAGTAGATTTATCTGAAGCAGGCTTTGCAGAACTAGAAAAAAGGTTTACAGACTTATCTACAACAACTCCAATTACTTTTCAAGAATTATCAAGAATAGGTGAATTAGCTGGACAGTTAGGTGTTTCTGGCGTAGATAATTTAGAAAAATTCACAAAAACAATAGCAGATATTTCAGTTACTACTAATCTTACTGCAGAAAATGCAGCAACATCATTTGCAAGAATAGCAAACATTATGCAAGAACCTTTAGATAATGTAGATAGAATGGGTGCAACCATTGTAGATTTGGGTAATAATTTTGCAACAACAGAAGCTGAAATTACTCAATTTGCAGAAAGAATTGCAGGTGCAGGTAAGATAGTAGGATTATCGACAGCAGATATAATGGCTATAGGCACTGCATTAAGTTCCGTAGGCGTAGAAGCAGAAGCCGGCGGTACTGCAGTACAGATGGGATTATTAGAAATTAATAAGGCAGTAGTAGAAAGTGGGGATAAATTAAACGAATTCGCAAGAGTATCTGGATTGTCTGCAGAAGATTTTAAGAAAAAATGGGACACAGATGCTGCCGGAGCGTTTCAATTATTTATAGAAGGATTAGCAAGAGAGGGAGATAATGCGGCACTTGTATTAGATAGTTTAGGATTAGGCGGTATAAGAACGTCTAGAGCATTTTTGTCTTTATCAAATGCAGGAGACTTACTTAGTAATACATTATCTATTTCTAAGACCGCATGGGAAGAAAATACAGCATTATTAACAGAAGCTGAAAAAAGATATGCTACATTTGATTCACAAATGAAGATGTTAAAGAATTCGTTTCTTTCTATATTAGTTCCTTTAGGTGAACAATTAATGCCTATTATTTTAGAATTTGCACAGACTATTAGAGAAGAAATATTACCGGCAATAGAACCATTAATACCACAAATAGGAGAATTTTTATCAGGCTCTTTCAAAGAATTTACAAAGGCAATTATACCATTACTTCCAAATTTATTTAAACTATTAGAAATAACATTAAATTTCGCCACAGTTATCGGTAAGATATTAAAACCTGCATTAGATATTATTATGCCAATATTAGATAAATTAATTTTCTTTTTAACTAAAGGAATAGAAGCAGTAACATTTTTACTTGATAAATTAAGCACATTAGCTAAAAAATCAACTGCTGGAAAGATATACGATTTTGCTAAAACCTCTTTTACACCAACTAAAACAGTGGGAGATGCAATAATAAGACCAAATGGTCAAATTATAGAAACAGACCCCAGAGACACAATTATAGCCACTAAAAACGGATTTGGTGGTGTATCTGTTTATATAGAAAATGTAAATGGATTAGACCCTGAAGAAATATCAAGAGCGTTAAGAAAGGAGTTAATTAATACAATTAATTATTAATATGGTAATCGCAACAAAATTATTGGTAAATAATACACAGTTTTCTGATTATAAAAAACTTATAGTAAATAAAACCCTTGGTGACTTTGATATATCATCTAGATTTACTGCAGAGTTTGACAATCCATTCGGTAGACACGCTACTAGTTTTAATATAGGAGAGAGTGTTGTTATACATGCCTCTAAAGGTGAAATATTTAGCACACCACCTTATTTACACTGTAAAATGAATGACGATACCACAAACACAACAATAACCGATGTAGGTACTGGTGGAAATAATGGTACTGCAAACGCCAATACAGATACTTTAAGTGATACTGGTAAAATAAATAAAGCTATAAGATTTGATGGTTCTACTACCAATGTAAATTTCGGAGATGACATAGGGTTTGAATTTGGTTCTACTGATTTTACCATAATGACATGGGTTTATCCTGAAGATGTAGGTACAATAGGGGCAAATGGGGTGATTGTAGGAAAATATGCATCTAGTGAATATGAATATGTTTTATTTTTACTTGGTAATAAATTAATTTTATACCTAAGTGATGATGGAGACAATGTAACATATGCAGCATCAATGTCTGGATTTGTGGACTCTAATATATGGTCACATATTACAGTAGTAAAAGAAGGAACTAGTGTAACTTTTTATATTAATGGGGACATTCAATCAAAAAACGAAGTTGGCTCCGTGCCTGCAACATTATACTCCGGAACAGCATCATTTATAGTTGGAGACACTAGCAGTGGTGAAGATGAATACAAAGGATTGATAGATGACATAAGAATATATAAACAAGCTTTAAATGCATCTAATATTAGTTCTATTTATAATTACGGTGTTGGCACAGAAGAATTAGATGGTTCTATAATATTCAACGGAACATTAGAAGACATAGAATTTAGTGGTACAGGAACAAGACAAAAAGTTGTTTTAATAGGCAGAGATTATACTTCTTACCTTATAGACACCACAATTGAGCCAGTAACTTATACAAATGCTGAAATAAGTACTATTGTAACAGATTTAATTAATAATAATTTAACAGGAATAACCACCGATGATATTGATACTACAAACACAATTATAGAAAGAATAAGCTTCAATCAGCAATCTCTTTTTGAAGCAATAAAACAACTTGCAAAATTGGCTAATTATATATTTTATGTAACCACTACAAAATCTTTAGTATTCAGAAAAAAAGAGACTAATTCCACAGGAATAACTTTAAACAACACTAATGTAACATCTATGAGGTCAAATGTTACAAGAGATGGTATGTATAATCGTATCTGGGTTTACGGAGACAAGCAACTTGTAGGTAAAAAAGAAATAAAAAATGTAGGAAGTCCATTGGCCGGAGGTACTCCAGGAAGTGTATTTACTATGTTGTTTGAACCACATAATGTAAACATAGACTCATCTGCGACTCCAGGCAGTTTATTAAAAGGTGGAGTATTTCAATTCGGACCTGCTCAAAGTGGTACAGACTTTCTTGTTAATTTTTACGACAAACAGGTTATATTAGTATCTGGAACAGATTTAGGTTATAGTTCAATACCAGTGAGTGGAGGCTCTCTTGTAATCAATTACTCCAAAGAAAATGTTATTTCTAAATTTGGAACACACAGACAGTCTATAGAAAGATTTGGTCCAAGAAGTTTAGTAATAAACGACAAATCTATTAGAGACCCAAGAACAGCACTTACTATTTTAAAAGACAGACTCACTAAAGACTCTTTACCTGTAACCAAGACAGAAATTAATTTAAAGGGATGGTTTACTTTTAATGTAGGTGAAACAGTAGACGTATTTATGTCTGATTTCGGCACAGACATTCAAACACTGGATATAGTAAGTCTTAACTATACTTTTACAAAAACAAGTGAACTTACTGAAAATGAAGTAATCAAGATACAAGTAGACAAGAGAATAAGTAACTTAGTGGATTCTTTTACTAGTATTAGAGACAGGTTAAATAGACTAGAAGCAAGTGATATAAGACCTATTGAGTTACTTACTAAAGTAGAGTTTGGATTAGGAAGTGTTTTAGTTGTAGGAAGTTCTTGGTCTGTAAATGTAAGAAGTATCGCCGGAGAAAATTTAATATTAGACAGCCCTAATTTCGGAATACTAGATGTAAACAAATTAGTAAGTGGTATAACATATAGTTTTGTGTTAGGAAAGGCTTTAGCAGGAGTTTTAGGAACATCTTCACTTGGAAAAAACGTTTCAACATATACTACACTACGTAGTGGGGGATATTCATATTAAATAAAATGGAGAATAAAAATGGTCTTTACAAATGAAGGAGCTAACCTTTTAGCAATAAGAGCAGGAAGTAATACACCTAGTTTTATTAGTGCAATTGAAGTGGGTTATGGTAGTGGAACGGCACATGTTACAAATACAACTTTAGCTGCGGGTAGTGTAAGAAATATAATAACAGGCAGTCCAAATTTTACACAAGCTAGAAAAGTAACATTTACAGCAGATTTTAATTCAGTGCAAATGAGTGGATTAAGTATGACAGAATTCGGTTTATTTATAAGTTGACCAGTTACTACAGGCAGCGTTTGGGCTAGAGAAGCATTCCCCGGAGTTCAATTCAATGGAACTCAAGAGTCTCAGATAATATATTCAATAGAAGTAATAGCAGGATAAATAAGTTATTATATATTCTTTTTACT